CCAACAGTGTGATCTGTATCCACACATGCCACATATCTTGTTTAAGGTTTTGTTACCTGTTCGTATCTGTTCACCTTTTACTTTGTACGTCTCAAACTCAGACTTGTAAGGTTTAACGAACTCGTTTCTAGGATCAAGTAGTCTCTTGACTCTTCTCTCAGCATCTTTCATATATTCTTTTCTATCTTCTTCTTGCCACTCAGGTGCTTCAACCATAGCTATCTCGCCACTTGACTTGTTGACAACTATCCACCCACCGAAAGGTAACCCTGTAGCTTCACCATACAAATGACCTTGCATGACATAACCGAACGGATCTTCTTCCTTTATCTTGTCGTACCCACCGTACCCTGTGTACTTAAACTTATATGCCCACTCGCTAGCTGACTTAACATCCCACACTTTATCTGTGCCTGTCTCATCTCTTACGATAAGATCGAGTGTACCTGTAACCTTTTTCCCTGCTATCTCTAGCTCAACTGATTTTTGTTTGTCTATGATTTCTACGTCAGCTTGTTCCATTATGAGTACGACCACTGATTCAACAAGGTCACCAAACATAAAACGAAACAAAGCATTGTAGTCCATCTCTTCTTTGATGCCTTGCCTATCTAGCAACTGTTGACACAGAGGTCTACCCAAGCCTGACATACGTATGCTGAACTCACGTTTCTTATTTAACTGTCTATCTACGGAGTCTCTGCATTCTTGTGCGAAGTCTTCAATAGCACTAGGGGAGATCGTGACTTCCCCCCTAGTTGCTTTTTGCATGTAGTCTTGGATTTTAAGCAGATTTAGCATTGAAATCAGCCGACAAGTCCTGTTCCTCACTAGGAGAAATGAGTTTCTGAGCTTCTCTGAACTGATTAAGAACATTCTCATTGTGACCTTTTACAGTCTCACTGAAGTCTTTCATCAATGCTTTGTCTGCGTCCGAGACTTGTACTTCCGAATGGAGAGTCGGAACTGGTACATAGTAGATAACTGAACCTGACTTGACCCTGCTAGTTGCTAACTTCATAACAATCTTTTGCATGATCTTTTTCTGTCTAGTTAAGCTCTCTATAAAACTGCTGATAGGTTTGAAACCTGATCGTTTGAAATAGGATACGAAAGGTTTATCCTTAATCTCGACCTTAGTTCCATCAGCCTTCGCAAAGTCACCAGTTATTTGACCATAGATAACTTGGTTACAAACTGCAGACCGTGACTTTACTTTTAGTGGATCATCGTCAGTAAGAAGTTCTTCCTCTTTCGCTGACAATCTGCCACACTTATTCCCCGCAAGAGTATCAGGGAATTCTCCTGCTAATGTTGGTTTTTGTACAGACTTACAGACAAATGCTTTTTGTTCCATGTCGTACACACTCCATTCAAAGGTACGTAAGATAGGTCTTACGAGTACTTCTTTAGCATAAATAAATTCGCCATCGACAAACATCTTCCATGAGCCACGAGTAAGTGTGACACCATCATCTGTCTCTGTATCGTAGTTAATGTTTAATCTTGGTAAACCTACATTAGCCGTAGCTTTCGCTTGCCCTGTAAGTTCCATAAATGTAGATGTATCATCATCATTAAATGCTGATACTAATTGATCCATTTCGTTTCCAATTACTAGTTCATTTGATTCCATTTTGTTTTCCTTTTTAGTTTTATTTAAAATGTAATTTGAGCTTACTATTTAATTTCAGTAAGGTCAAGCCAATTATTTCCTATTTTTAATTCTATTCCTATTGGCATGTCGTACTCTAAGCCATACCTAGCTTTCGAGCCGTCAGAAATAGACAACATGGCTTCAGAAAGTACCTTCACACACTGATCTTTTTCATCAGGATGTACGTCAAGTACGATTGAATCATGTACTGTGTTGCATATAACTGACTTCATATCTAAGTCTCTCATCACCTTATCTAGCTTAACTAAGGCAATAGGTAGCAAGTCAGCCGTTGCAAATCCTTGTACGGGGTAGTTACAGATAGCCGTTCTATTTGTGGCTGCCCCCCACTCAGTCCACTTAGCATCAGGAAAAGCATAGGTACGACCTGAAGGTAATTTTATCTCTTTGGTCTTAACTGCTTCTTTCTCTAGCTCCTTGTGCCAATCAGCAACCTTCTCATACTTCTCTTTAAACGCCGTGTAGTAGGCTTGTTGTGCGGGAGTACCACTTACCCCACCATAGAGAGGTTTGAACGTGTGTGCCTTTGCATCCTGCCTAGAACACCCTATTATCGATGCAGTGTAGCTATGGACATCAGTTCCCTTAAGAACATCGTCGTAAGCTTGTGGATCTCTTGCAAGAAACCCTGCCACTCTAAACTCTAACTGTGAGTAATCTCCTTCGAGGATGTAGCCACCATCGAATCGACTCTCAACCACCTTACGTATGGCAAAGGTAGAACCACGTGGCATGTTTTGAAAGTTAGGATTACGACTAGATAGTCTACCTGTAGCCGTGACACATTGCATAAACTCAGGATGAATGAAGTTATCGTCATCAACATTATTCTTCATACCCTCAACAAAGGTAGATAGGTAGGTGCGAATAGCATTGTATCTAGAGTAGGCTACACAGAACTCACGTGCTTCACCACTTAGTTCAGTTGATCGATCTTCAAGAGTTACCTTATCTGTCTTGAACCCTGCAGATGCTACATCTTTTGGATTACGAGGTATGATCTTAAAGCCTGCTACTTCATTGGTGCTTTCGTAAATAGTACCTTTGCCTTTACATGGCTTACATATCCTGACTGCCTTACCAACACTCCCGTCTTTCTTGAGAGGTGTAATCCTACCCACACCACGACAAGTTTCACATTGCCTACCTACAGTCTTGTACACGATGTCAGTCATATTACGTACATTGCGAATGAAATCGTTCTTCTTCATACGTGTGCGTAGTTTAGGCTTAATTGTGTTACCTCGCATCTCATGTCCAAGATTAAATGCAGTTGACCACAAAGTTTTATCTTTTACTTTGCGAGAGTACAACAACACACTACGATCATCAGGACTCGATAGGTTGATAGGTGTATCTCCCATTGCTTCCTTTGCCATAGTCTGTAGTTTGTTTTCTAGATAGGATAGTTCCTCATTGTATTCCTTCTCTATCTCATCTAAGGTATCTAAGTTTACCTTGAGTCCATTCATCTCAATGCGAGTGAGGACGTTTGTCATTTCAAGCGAAAGCTTTAGTGTCGGTGTAAGTGTCATTAAATAATTCTCCAAATGTTGTGCCAAAGGCTTCAAGTTGTTTTACTGCCACTTCTTCTGTAGCAATCACGTCTGCTATACCATATTCTTTCACGATGTCATAGGGTATATCGTAGAATGTTTTACCATCCTTTAGATAAGGTGCAACCAAATCTTTTTCTTTTTGTGTCACACCATATCGTTTTGCAAGGGAGTCAAGACTAAGTGACCACCTTCTTGCTTTAGCTAAGATGTACTCAGCCACCATTGTGTCGTACACATGACCATCATACTTAAAGCCACATGCTCGTACCCAAGTTAAATCAAACTTCAAGTTCTGTCCTACAAGAACATCAGTCTTGTCTAAGGTAGCTTGCATATTTGCAAACCAATCTTCTCCTACTGATGCTCTCTCATCTGAGTGATAGACAAAATCGTAGCCTACCTCATCTTCGCCTAGCCACTTATAACCGACGGATACAAGCCGATTATTAAAATAAGGCAAAGCAGTAGTGCCACCAGATCCCTTTGTTTTGTGAGTTGTTTCGACATCAAGTGTCAACACGTTTAGTTGTTCTACCATTTCTTCTCCTATCTGTATGTATTGAATGGCAATTAGCACAGAGAACTCTGCACTTTCTTACTTCTTTAATTAAGTTAACTATACTGTTTAGAACCATATGGCTAACTTGTCTAGTCTTATTACCTAAATGATCAAACTGCAAAGCGAGGGGATTATCTCTGTAGCCACATATATTACAACCACATTTCATCTTTATATAGTTCAACCAATATCTCCTACGCCTTGCTCTAGCATTAAGTTTAGGTCGGCTCATTAGTAATAGACTCCTCTATGTACATCTATCTGAGCGTTAATCATACCATGCCACCCGTTGATCTTGTTCTTAGATATACAGATATGCCTGACAATGTTATCTACCTCGCTTGATCCCGTCTTACCAATTCCTATGATAACGTCAGCTTCACCTGCCTTACCAGTTCTAGAATTGTCCAACATAGAGTAGTCAATAAATTGACGATCATGGGCATCGTAGCTTGCCTGACTGACTGCCCATATAAGTAATTGATTTCGCTTGGCAATTTCTCTTGCCGTTACATAAGTCTCTTTGAGTCGCTCATCGCCACGATTGTACTGACCATCAACACGGAACTTATCTAGCTGATCACAGAACATGACATCAGGTTTATTGAGCTTGGCGTACTCGTCCATCTCTTCTACAGATGTACCAACTGAGTCCATGATAGTTAGATAAGGTTCAATCTCAAAATGGTATCGTTCAAGTAATTTATCTTTTTGCATAACCATTTCTTCTTTAGTCAATTCAAAATAAGATTGAATGATACGTAGCTTAATTCGATTAGCAGGTTCTTCGTTTGCCCAATAGGTAACTTTGAATTTTTGCTTTATGTACGATGATGCAAGGAAACAACAAAAGGTAGTCTTACCCACTTCAGGTCGAGCAAATAATATACCTAGATTACCCTTATCCATTCCTTTAACTTTTTCTTGGATAAGGTTGAATTGAAAAGGGAAATCGTTGTCTCCCGCTTCCTCTTCAAGTAGTTGAGCTAAGTCACTCTCGACAATATTGTAGGTAGTCTTGTCGCTGATCCTACCATCTTCAACTGCATCGATGAGCCTACGTAGCTCACCAAACTCTTC